AACCTCCCGGGGCGTGGATCCGAAGGTCGTTAACGCGAAGATGGACTCGGTGAAGTATAGCTCTGGATTCGAGCGCCTGCTTGCCATGGTCGAGCAGTTCGAGGCCTCCGAGGCTGACATCTCAGCGTTTCAGGATGCCGAGCAAAAGCTGTTCAAAATCATCGTGGCCTATGTGAACACCTACGGAGGGACGAGCGTACTGCCTAGCTATCGGGTAGCTCCGATCGGCGAGGATGCCTTCGTCGAGGTTAGCTACAAGAAGCCTCAATCGGTCATGAGCGAAGCCGAGAAGCTGGCCACCATTCAACAGCGCAAGGAGATGGGGCTAATCACTCAGGTGGAGGCCATCGCCATTGATCGCGAGATCGATGCCGATGAGGCGCAGGAAGTCTACCAGCGGATCCAGGCCGAGCAGGGCGCAGAGATCGAAAGAATCATGCCAACTCGCCAGCCTGAGACCGTGGACGTCGAGGACGAGGACGAGTCGCTGAATGGCTGAGCCCGGGATCAAGCTCACGAAGAAGCGAGTCTCTCAGAAGCTCGATCTGAATGAGCTGACGGGCCGGAACATAGCCTCCGACTCGGTTCTGGTTCGCAAGATCGCTCAGGGCATAATCGACTACATGGTTGACCGGGCGAAGTCTGGCAGGGGCCTCGGGCGCAAGGATCTGAAAAGCCCATACTCGAAAAGCTACTCCGAGAGCCTAACCTTCAAGGCGGCGGGCAAGGCTCGTAATGATGTAAACATGACCTTGTCGGGAGATATGCTCCGGTCTATCGACATCCTCGAGGAGGACGGGGCCAGCGTGGTGATCGGCATCGAGGACGAGGTTGACGCTCCGAAAGCCTACGGACACCAGACAGGATTCGAGGGCCACCCCACGATCCCGAGCGGGAAGTACAAACGCCCGTTTTTCGGCGTGACAGCCGACGAGGTGAAGAAGCAAGTCCTCCCGAAGTTCAAAGCCGAGATCGACCAGAGCGCAGGAGCCAGAACGATCAGTTCGCTTGAGAGCCAGGAGACCGCGATCTCGTTCATCCAAGGGATCAGGAGGCTCGGCCAGCTCTTCGAGGTGATCGAGTGAGGCTGAAGCTAAACCAGAAAAGCCTAGACCGCCTAGAGGCCGACACTAGGGAGAGGCTGACGCGAGTTCTGTCGAATAAAGAAATGTTAGGCGAGGCTGGTGACATGATGATCGACATGATCCGGCAGAACGCCAGAAAAGGAACCTCGACGGTCACTGACCAGAAGTTCGCGCCACTATCGAAGCCATGGATGAAAACACGCGATAAGATCGCATCGTCGCAAGGCACGCATCCGACCTATTCGAAGAAGCGGTCGAACCTGACTCTCTCGGGCCAGCTACTGGACTCACTGAAGCGCTCAGTGGTCGGGAGGGCCGTAAGAATCTTCTTCGATGGCACTCACATTCCATACAGGATCCAGACAAGAAAGGGCATCTCTCGAGTCGGTAAGCTGATAAAGAACAGCAAACTGGCGCAGTACGTCGCGGAACAAGGTCGGCCATTCTTCGGATTCTCCAAAGCATTTGAATCAAAGCTACTTGCACAGGTGAAAAGGGTTGTAATCCGTTACATCCGGCGTAATCTGTGACAAACACTTGATAACCATAGGAGGATCGTCAAGAATGGAAGAACAGAACGTGGCCAGTGGCCAATCGACAGAAGGCAGTGCCGGAAGCCGAGACAGTTCGGGTGATGTTGTTAAGTACGAAACCTATTCAAAAGCGATTGGAGAGATCAAAGCTCTCAAGTCGAAGCTGAATGAGTTTCAGGCTAAGGAACACGAACGGGAACAGACTGTGTTAGCTGAACAGGGCAAGTATAAGGAAGCCCTGGAGAGCGCTTTGAAGTCCAAGCGGGACATCGAGGAAGCTCTCAAGGCCAAGGATGCCGCCTATGCTAAGACAGTTTTCCAGAAGGAGGTCAAAGCACTGGCCGTCCAGATGGGAGCCCGGAAGGAAGCCTTGGAAGACATTGTCAAGGTGGGCGACTGGTCTAGTGTCGAAATCGATGAGAGCTTTAATCTCAACGTCGATCAGCTCAAGACTCAGATCGCGAACCTCGCGAAGTCGAAGCCTTACTTCTTTACAAACACCGCCACAAAGCCGGGTGATGTTCACGTGTCGGCTGGTAAGTTCGAGTCTGGAGAGAAATCCGTAAAGGATCTTTCGAAAGACGAGATCATCAAGAAACTGAAAACACTCTAACCAAAAGGAAATACTATGCCTGACGTCATCACAGGGAATACAGAGCTAAGCTCTACTAAGAATGATCTGATCACTAGCCTCGTCCAGAAGGAACTGAAGTTCCGGGCGAAGCTCCTCGCAACTGTAACCGACCTGTCCAGCTACGCTGGCAAGGGAATGAAGTCGATCAGCTTCCCGAAGCTGTCTTCTTTCACCGTTGAGAACCGCGCAAGCGCAACTCCTGGAACCCTCCAGGCTTTGTCCGCTTCTGTGGATAAGCTCGACCTGAACCTGAACGCCTACGTCGCATGGTTGGTTGACTCGTCCGACGAGATCCAGTCCTCGATCGATGTTCAGGTGGAAAATGCTTTGAGGGCCGCCGCATCTCATGGTCGGTTTGTGGATGAGAGCATCATCGCTGTCCTCGAGGCTGGCGCTGGTCTCGACATCGGAACCGCTCCTATCACTTCCGATCTGATCCTGGACGCTCGCGAGCAACTCGTGAAGTCTTTCGCTGATCCTATGGCTTGCACCATGTTGATCGGCCCAGATCAAGAGAAAGCCATGCTGAAAATCGCTGACTTCGTTCGCGCTGACTACTACGGATCCAGCAATATCCCAGCGGGCGAAATCGGTCGGGTGTGGGGAATGCCTGTAATGGTTCACCAGGGCGTTGCCGCTGGTAAGGCTTACTTCTACAGCAAAGACTCTGTAGGTATCGCTTTCCAGAAAGCTCCTTCGATGGCTGAACAGCCTGAGATCGCTTACGGAACTAACGCAAAGCGCGTTGCAATCGACCAGCTCTTCGGCGTTAAGGCGCTCCAGACTGGCGAACTCGGCGCCGCTTCTGGCAAGTCTCCATTGATCGTGAAGCTCTAATCGACTAACGGAATGGGCAGGGACTCGCTTCCTTCCGCAATTCCGAATTTCATCACCGCCTCGAGCCCGATGGGTTTGAGGCGGTTGATGCTATCTAACAATGCCAGGATGGGAGCCCATGTTAGATACTTTGATATTCAACAGGCCACAGTAAACGGTCGCCTCGTTTGGATCGCATGGTTCTATGAGGATCTCTCCTCGATCGGTATCAGAGAGCTGGAGGGGGCGAAATGAGTCTTCCGGGCAGTCAGCATGACCGCGAATACAAAAAGTTTAGGGACAGCGAAGACGGTCCAGCCGTTGCAATCACTGTCGACAAGTCGCTAAACGTCGAAACCGCTGGAGTTCAGTGGGACGAGATCGTGACCACGTTCCCATCTGCCAACGTCGACGTGTTTACTTACAGCAAAGCCGGGAACGTAGTCCAGACCGTAACAGTGACTTATGAGTCGGCTGCTAAAAAGACTCCGGTGTCAGTCGTGAAGGTGAGGCTCTGATGCCTTGGAAGTTCGACGCACAGATCGGCGACCTGGTTTTCTTCATCAAGCCCGATGATGTGTCGGATCCTGCGAACGTGACTCTCGGAGACGCTGGACTGTCTGATCTGGCTATCGACACAGGAGATCGAACAAATGACGGCGCAATCCTTGACCAAGGCCTCCGAGTGATAGAGGTTGGTGGATAATGGCTATCTTACGAGTTCCAAGGATTACGACCGCGCAACGCCTTCCGCTGGTTCTGCTAGACGGAGAAGTTGTTTATGATACCGATAAGCTCAAGTTCTACGGTGGCGACGGTATAACCGCTGGCGGTAAGCCGATCGGCGCTGGAGTTCCCGAAGGTGGCCTCGAGGGCGATCTTCTCGCGAAGGCTTCAGCGGTTGATTTTGACACAGAGTGGATTCCGCAGGGATCGCTCATCCAGGGCTTCATCACTGACGTTTTCACGCTCGATTTAACGGCGATAAGTGCAAAGAAATTAAAGCTATCTCAGCTACCGAAATCAGCCGAAGGTGTGCGGTTCTCGCCGGACGGTGGCCCTGATCAGAGGTTGGGTGTTGACTTCATTTTATCCGGTGATGAGATAATCTGGGACGGTCTCACGCTTGATGGCTTTCTTGAAATCGGTGAAACGATCCGAGTCAGCTATCCTGCGTGAAATTAACAAAACAAAAAGGATGGGAAAAGAATGAGTTCACCTAATAAAATTAAGCAGAAGTACATCGTACGTCTGAACTCTCAGGCCTATTACGTCGAACAAAACGGCGCGATCAAGGCTGTGAAGGCTGACGGATCCGAAGCGGATCTCTTGAAGCTCGACGGATCGGATCAGCCGATCCTGATGGGTCATGAGGTCGCGAAGAAATCCGAAGTGGACGCTGTGGCCTCTGGCCTTGCTCAAGAGCTTATCGACCGGGCCGCTGGTGATGCCGCGAACCTGTCTCGCATTGAGACTCTCGAGGGATTTGCTGTTGCACAGACGATTTATGTGTCTAAAAACGGTAACGACACGACTGGAACTGGCGGTCAGCACAAGCCATTCCTGACGCTCACGAAAGCCTTCAGCATGATCACCGACGCAAGCCCTACCAAGCGTTATGTGGTACGCGTTTCCGCTGGTGCTTACACAGAGGCATCTGTCGCACTTCCTTCAAACGTGTTTGTAATCGGCGAGCAGAAGGAAACTGTGCGAATCACTGGCGCTGTATCAATGGGTGCATGGACACAGGATAACTCTGGATCGGATGACCGCTCCGGGTTCTCCATGGTCACGCTCTTGAGTGCTGCGAGCTTCAACTGGCAGACTGCCAAGTCTCGCGCTGGCAAGCTCTACATGAATGAAGTGGTCTTCGGATCTACTTTAAACCTGTATGGCTACGACAACGCGATCGCACAGGCTCAATTCGATTCTTGCGTGATCTTCGGAGCCGTTACAATCAGCGGTATCAATGTCGGCGTGTTCTCGAACAACGTCTGTTACAATAACGTGACCTTGAACCAGCATCCGAATGGCGGGATGGCCTCCATCCTCGCTGCTTCCGGTGGCTATTGCTCTGGAACCGTTCGGTTCAACACCACTGTGAACGACTTCGGTCGTCGCTCGTCTGGTTTCCTTCGGGCATTCCCGTCTGAGAACCTTATCGTCGACGGTTCAAGCTCCTATGCTGACGCTGACCTGATTTCTCAGGGCAAGTCTAGCACTCAGAAGCTGAACGGCGGGAACCTTGTCGCGCTGAATCCTCGCATCAGCCATGACCTTGAGACCCAGATGATCAAGCCACTTAACACCAACTCGCACAATATGGGCGACTGGGGCAAACAGTGGATGTTCAACTTCGGCTACGTTCACGCATCATCTGGATCTGACCTCTACCTGTCTTCTTTAGACTCGTCCTATGACCCTGCCGGATCGTCGGCTGGCTATGGCGTGTTCATTGAATCAGACGGATACGGACTCAAGCCGAACGTGAATGGTGGCGACATCAACCTCACGACTGGCGCAGTCAGTGGAACTGGCGTTCGTGGTAAGATCAAGTTCGACGGTCGGGAGATCGACGCATCGAGCAAGAAGATCACGAATCTGGCCGATGGTTCCGCTTCTGCAGACGCAGTAAACAAGGGCCAGCTCGACGCTAACTCTGTGGCCGACAAGGCCTATGCTGATGCCGCAGTTCTGGTCGAGAAGAACAGGGCCGAAGGTGCAGAGGCCGGACTCCAGTCTCAGATCGACACCGAGAAGGGCCGGGTGGATGCTATCCTCAGCGCATCGGAAGCCGATAAGGATTCCTTCGCCGAGATCGTGGCGCTGATCAACTCGGTTGATCTCGAGAACGACAACGCGCTCGCCTCCGTAATCCTGGCCGAGCAGACTGCTCGTGAGAATGCCGACTCTGCTCTCGATGGTCGCCTGACGACTGCCGAAGGTGAGATCGACACTCTCCAGTCTGGACTCGCTCAGGAGCTTCTGGATCGGGCATCGGCTGACTCTGCTCTTGACGGACGGATCACCGCTCTCGAGACCGCGCCTCCTGGCATGATCGCTCATAAGATGAGCCCGATCACTGTCAGCGCGTCGGAACTCGTGTCGATCGACTGCGAGCATGAAGCTAAGGCCATGAGCCTGCACGTGTTCGTCGGTCGTCTGGCCGTTCATGAGGGCGTGGACTACACTGTGAGCGTGGTCGGTGGAAAGACTCGGATCACTTGGGCCGGAACACTCGTCAACCCGACCGGGGTCGAGTCGATCGAACTCGGGGATCGCGTGTACATCTCCTATATGAGATAAGGACTTGAAACTAGTGGCCCCTCCGGTACGATGTGCTGGAGGGGCACACTTCAAAAGGGGTTAAGGATGGCTAACGTCTTCGGGCACTTGGAACATGAAGCGATCGTTCAGATTAAGGATAAGACTAGGCTCGATGCCTCGAAGTCGTTTTCCGCGAAGGGCGAACAGCCAATCGACTCAGTGAAGATCAGCCCAGAAGTGGGCGTTGATCTGATCCCAGTGCATGACGGTGGCAACCCTAAGAACTGGTTCCTCGACTGGGAATACCAGACCGCAGGGACGAAGGTGATCGCTCTTGAGATCAAGGCGGGGCCTCACACTGTAAATTTTACCTATTCCATCGAGGTCGTGACTCCAGAGCAGGATAAGCTGTTCTCGAAGGACTCCGACCTGATCCAGTTCGAGCCTGACATCCTGAAATGGCTTCCAGCTGGGAAAAGCTCGTACAATAACATCCACCGTAACGCTCAGACGCTGATCCTCGACTGGCTCGACTCGATCCGAGTCTGGCGCACGGACGGGACTAAGCTTACTAAGGCCGATCTGTCGCTGTCTGACGATCTGAAACAGCTCTCGATTTACATGGTTCTGGAGCTGATCTTCATGGGCATCTCGAACCAGGTGGACGATGTGTTCCTGAACAAAGCCCGGGCATACGCTCAGAAGGGGCTTCTGGTGCAGGGCCGTGGCCGGATCCAAGCTGACTTCAACGGGAACGGGACTCTGGACGCTGGCGAAGCCGCTGACCTCCGCTCATTTACGCTGGTGAGACGATGAGCCTCACAGCGGTCAGGCCCTACGTTACCGCTAGAATGACCGAGCTTGGGTTCTCCGAGCATACGGATCCCTTCAACGATCAGAATATCCCGTCGGCCATTATCGATGGGGCCTTCCACCAGACGCTTCTCGAGATCAGTGGGGTGGAGAAGAATAACGAGGCGCAGGGTGTCGAAGCTCCGGTTCAGGTTAAAGCATTTTTTAAGGGGTTCCGAACGCCTGAAGAAGCACTAGAGCAGAGCATCATGAGAGCCGAGGAAGTGATCGTCGGGATGCTTCGTGCTGAAAACTTCTTCAACTTCAGCCCAGCCATCACTGGGGTCTTCCTTGACTCAGTAGCTTTTGGGCCCTACGATACAGAAAGCAACGACAACACGATCCAAGTGGTTTTCGTGTTTCGGTTCAAGGTTTGGATCTGCGTCCAGAACTAAATAACGAAAACCCACAGGAGGGGTAAACAATGGCCTGCAACTCTAACAA